AAAATGAGTTAAGAAAAAAAATTGCATCTGGTTTCTATGCAGATATGGACATGATGGAAAGTGCCATACCAGAAACAGGTGAAATAGAAAATAAGATACAAGAAGTTCAAGGTTTTTCAAGAGACATTTCCTCCAAGGATAAAGTGTATACTCTTTTGGAAATGCATGTTGATTTAGACTTAGAGGGATTTCAAGACGATGAAGGTATTGGTCTTCCTTACATAGTTACAATATGCAAAGACACATCAAAAATACTTAGCATCCGTGCTAATTACAGTGAGTCTGATCCAGAAAAGAAAAGAATACAACACTTTGTTCACTACAAGTTTTTGCCCGGATTTGGTTTTTATGGACTAGGTTATGTGCATTTACTTGGCAATTTGCAAAAATCTGCTACAACAATACTGCGATCTTTAATTGATGCAGGACAGTTCGCTAATCTACCCGCAGGCTTTAAAGCCAGAGGGATGAGAGTAGAGGGTGGAGACACTCCTATTGGATTTGGTGAATTTAGAGATGTTGAAGGTTATGGCGATGATATTAAGAAATCAGTAATACCACTGCCATTTAAAGAGCCGTCACAAGTCTTGACACAATTATTGGGAGCAATGACGGATGAAGGTAGAAGACTAGCCGCTATCACTGACATGCAGGTTGGTGATGGTAATACTCAAGCTCCGGTAGGGACAACGATAGCGTTGTTGGAGCAGGGTACTAAGGTGATGTCTTCTATCCATAAAAGACTTCACAATACTCAAAAAGAAGAATTAAAGATTTTATCAAGAATCAATGCTGACTACTTGCCAGACTATTATCCTTATTCAGTTGAGGGCACTAGCAGGTTTGTATTTAAAAAGGATTTTGATGGTAGGGTAGATGTATTCCCAGTATCAGATCCTAATATTTTCTCCACAGCACAGCGAGTTATTCTCGCACAAACACAGTTGCAAATGGCAACATCTGCTCCACAGATCCATGATCTTCGTGAAGCATATAGAAGAATGTATGAAGCATTAAACATAGCGAATGTAGAGGATATTCTTCTACCAGAGATGGGTGAGAAACCAATGGATCCTGCAACAGAAAATTTTGCTATGTTGCAAGGTAGACCAACTAAAGCATATGGTTGGCAAGACCATGAATCACACATAGCTGTACATACAGCATTTATGAATGATCCATCTAACTTACCGCAAAGTGGTAATCCTGCAATGGGACAGCAGGCGGCAAATAAATTAATGGCAATGATTTCATCTCACATTGCAGAGCACAAAGCTCACATCTATAGACAGATGATTGAAGAGGAAAGTAAATCAGAACTACCTACTCCTCCAGATTATACAATGGCTAACATTGCAAAAGATGATGAATACGAATCACTGCAACCAGAAAAAGAAAACGAAGTTGCAAAAGCACAAGCAGGTGCGGCTCAAATTATTGCACAAAGAAACCAAGCATTAATTCAAGCACAACAAAACCAACAAGTGATGCAAGATCCTAGAGTACAACTAATGCAACAAGATCTGCAACTAAGACAAGCAGAAGCTCAACAAGAAGCACAAGATGATATGATGCGTAACGAATTAAAGAACAAAGAAATAGATTTAAAAAATAATTTAGAAGTTCAAAAGTTACAATTAGAAGTACAAAAGATGCAAATGCAAAAAGAATTAGAACAATTAAAATTAGCTTCACAAGCAAATGTAAAAACTCAAGAAAGAAAATCTCAAGAGAAAAGAGAAGCAGGTAGAATAAGATCTAATGAAAGAATGGTTTCTACAAGAGGAGAGAAAAATAATGACTGAAGAATTTAGAGTAGATAAGATAGCTAGAAAAAAAAATGAAGAACTTGAAAAAGCTATGAAAGCAACGACCAATCAAGATATTATAGATATGGTCAATAGAGTTTCTGCTATGGAATTTGAACAAGAAAATCCTGTAAAAGTAAAAATTAAAAAGAAACCAAAATCAGATAAAAAAACTATTAATCCGGGAAGAGCAGGTAAAGGTAATTTTAATGTTGGAGGTAGTGTGAAACAAGATAAAGGTTTTCCAGATTTTTCTGGTGATGGAAAAATAACACAAAAAGATATTCTTATGGGAAAAGGTGTCATACCAAAAGTAAAAGATATGAAAATGGGTGGCCCTGTTAAAGCAAATAAGAAAACATCTTTTAGAGGTCAATACGACATACAAACAAAGAAGGTAAAGTTTAAAGGCGTATTTTAGTGGATCTTCCAAAGTTTATTCATCACATAAAGAATAAAATAGAAAAAGAAAAAGAATTAATCTCGCAAGCACTTGTTGATGGTCGAGTAAAAAAAGAAGACTATGATAAACAAGTTGGCAAGGCACAAGGTTTTACAACAGTGTTAGAAATCCTCAAGGAGTCGTCAAAAAACTTGGAGGATTAAATGACAGAATTTTCTCTCGTAGAAAAAAAACTTAAAGACAAAGATCATCCCGTGGCTGTAGGTCATAGGATATTAGTACAAACTCTTGATGTATCTGATAAAACATCTAGAGGTATTTATCTTCCCGGCAAAGCTGTCGAGGATCATAGATCGGTAGCATCAATCGGTAAAATTATACAGATGGGTGCTGACGCATACAACCGAAGCGATATGTCAAATCCATGGGCAAAGGTTGGAGATCATGTCATGTTTGGTAAATATGCAGGTCATCGTTTTAAATATGGTGATGCAGAATTACGAATAATGAATGATGATGAAATTTTGGGGTTAGTCCCAAATGTAAAAAAAGTTACATAGTAACTTCGTTATAATAACGCAAACTAAGGAGAAAACGCTATGCAAGTAGTGCATGAACAAGTTGGCAAAGACAAAAAAAAGTCTGAGCCGATGAAGGTTGTTGATGACGGCAAAGAGGAAAGACTAGAGCCGTTTATGGTAGAAGAAAATAAAGAAAGTCCTAAAGAGGCTGTCGCACAACCTTCCGATCAAGAAGAGATCGCAGAAGAAGAAGTTGTAGAAGAAACTGAAGAACTTGAAGCCGCAGAGGAACAAGAAGAAGTTTCTAATAAAAAAGATAAAAAGAAGAAAAAAAATTATCAAGATCGTATAAACGAACTTGTTAAAAGAGCAAACGAAGCTGAAAGAGAAAGAAATAAATTATATTCTTATAATCAAGAATTGGTTTCTCAAATGCAAAAGTTGAAACCAGATTATGAAAAAACTCAGCAAAGTTTAGTAGAACAAAAAAAGAAAAATTTAGAAGAAAATTTGACGATGGCTCGTCAAGCATACAAACAAGCCTATGAGTCTGGTGATTCTGATAAACTTTTAGAAATATCAGAAAAAATTGCAGATATTAAATATGGTTTAAATAATGCAGACAGAGACATGATACAAAAGGTTTCGACAACCGAAAGCCAAACGGAAAAACTTGAACAGGAAGTTACGAACAACACATCTGGTCAAGTAGATCCGAAAGCTCTAAGGTGGGCACAAACTAACAGTTGGTTTGGTACTGATGTCGCTATGACAGGTGCCGCTTACAGTATAGATGCCCAACTTAAAAAAGAAGGATATGATCCTTCTTCAGATGAGTATTACGCTGAAGTTGATCGCAGGATGAGGGAGTCCTTTCCAACAAAATTCGAAGAGGAAGAAAAACCCAAACAAGTGGTAGCTGGCGTTAGACGAGCTACAAAAAACACTTCTAACAAAGTTCGACTCACTGAAGGCCAGATCGCAATGGCTCAGAGATTAGGAGTGCCTCAAGAAGAATATGCGAAGTTTGTAGGGAGGGAATCATAATGAACAAATCTACACAACTATCTCGTTCTAATGCTTCAAGAAAGCATGCTGAACGCAAAGTAACTTATAAACCACCAAATGACTTGGATGCTCCAAAGCCAAATGAAGATGATGTAAACTATCGTTGGATTAGGGTACAAGCAGGCGGTGAAGATGATACACGAAACATAGCTAGACGTAAAAGAGAAGGCTATGAGTTTGTGCGAAGTGAGGAGCATCCAAATTTAGAATTACCTGTACACGAAGGAGGTAAGTTTGCCGGAGTGATAGGTAGTGGTGATTTAGTTCTTGCTAAAATTCCTAAAGACTTTTCAAAATCTCGAAACACTTGGGTTAAGGAAAGAACAGCTAGACAACAACAAGCTGTAGATGAGAATGTTATGAGAGAACAACATCCTTCAATGCCTATTACAAAATCAAATCAGTCTTCCGTGTCAACTGGGAATAAGCCACAGTTTGACGAGTAGTGTACTTAATAAATTGGAGTATACATGGCTAATTTAGATGCACCATCTGGTGCAAGACCATTTCGCCATTTAAGTGGTGGCATGATTAGAGCTAGCGAATACAAAATTGCAAGCGGTACTTCATCTGATATATTTACTGGTGACTTTGTAAAACTATTGTCAACAGGATATATTGATGTAGCTTCAGCAGGTAACAGAATACTTGGCGTATTCGCAGGTGTAAAATACACGGCTTCTGATGGAGAAGTGGTTTACAAAAAATATTTTCCAACTGGTACAACAACACTAGGAAGTGCTGATGTAACAGCTTATGTGTATGATGACCCAAATATTACTTACAGAATACAATCAGCAGGTTCAGCAGATTTTACTGACATCGGTAATTTAGCTGATCATGTTGCAGGTTCTGGAAGCACAACTACAGGTCAATCAGGACATGAGATAAGTGGAACAACTGGTACGGGTACAGCAGGGTTGCGTATCCTAAGACTCATTGACGATCCAGATAATTCAGCAGGAACAAATGGTGAATTAGAAGTTGCTATCTATGAGCATGAACTTAATCAGCATATTGACGCTGATGGAACTCCGGGAGTATAATTATGGCTGTTATATCACGATCACAATTAGCAAAAGAATTAGAACCCGGTCTTCACGCCCTATTCGGTCTTGAGTATTCAAGATGGGAAAGAGAGCATGAAGAGATCTTTACATCTGAAACTTCACAAAGAGCATTTGAAGAAGAAGTTCTTCTTACAGGCTTTAAGGGAGCATCAGTAAAAGCTGAAGGTTCTGCTGTAGGTTATGACTCATCATCTGAGCTATGGACTGCAAGATATTCACATGAAACTATCGCACTAGCTTTCGCTATCACAGAAGAGGCAGTGGAAGACAACTTGTACGATACGCTTTCAAAAAGATATACTGCGGCATTAGCAAGATCAATGGCATACACAAAACAAGTAAAAGGTGCTAACGTACTTAACAATGCATTTAACTCTAGCTTTCCGGGTGGAGATGGTAAAGAACTTATCGCTACCGATCACCCTACACTAGAGGCAGGTACACAAGCTAACGAGCCAACTACTGCGGCTGACCTTTCTGAATCATCTTTAGAAAACGCAATCATTTCGATTGGTGGATTTGAAGATGACAGAAGTATCCCAGTAGCGGTGCAAGCTAGAAAACTTGTAATACCAAAAGAACTTGCGTTCACTGCTCAAAGAATTTTGAAAAGTGAGTTAAGAGTCGGTACTGCTGACAATGATACAAACGCATTAAGAAGCATGGGCATGTTCCCAGAAGGTTATGTAGTAAATCACTACTTAACTGATACTGATGCGTTCTTTATCTTAACAGACTTAACTGATTCTGGACTAAAGATGTTCCAAAGAAGACCTTTGAAAACATCAATGGAACCAGATTTTGAAACAGGAAATATGCGTTTCAAAGCATCTGAAAGATATTCTTTTGGATTCTCAGACTGGAGATGTATCTTCGGTTCACCGGGAGCATAAAGTACGAACTTGGGGGGAAAATAGTTCCCCCCATTTATTAACAATTTTGAATGGTGGTTTTACCACTGGTCTTTAGGAGGACTGTTCAAATGCCAACACATTTTTCATCGGGAGTAAGTAACAGAACTACAGGACATCCTTTGTTCGAGTTCCCATACTTAGATCCTTTCAAATATTATATTTATTCAAACGACTTTTTTACTTATCATGCAGATGAGTTTACAATTACAACAACAGAAGGTGGGTCTGGAGACGCATCAGAAGCATTAACTT